AAAAAACCCTCAACGTTTCCGTTGAGGGTTTCTATGGCTCCTGCGGCTGGGCTTGAACCAGCGACCGTCCGATTAACAGTTAGAAAGTCTGGTAGAATGGCACTTGGAGCGATTGGGCAAAACGGCTTCATTCCAACGGTTTCACCGTACTTAGGATGTACTTAAACCGTAAGTAAGAGGTAAATGGAAGTCAGAGAATGTCAGAGAATGGGGAGAGGCAGGGAGGCAATCATGGTACGCAAAGCAAGAAACGGCATCGTCTATCCATATCGGGTCGAACGCCGGAAGAGACTGTCCGACGGAACCGTAAAAATCTACGCCAGCTACGAGTTCAAGGTTGACGGCAAGGCATACAGCCGCAAAAAATACGTTGACGCCAACAAGCGGCTGACGGAACTGCTACAGGAACGGGCCAGATTCGGCAGCGCCAGCAACAGCTCCGTCACGCTCGGGACATACGCCGAACAATGGCTCGAACGCCGCGAACGCGACGCGGACCCGAAAACGTTCGCCAACTATCGGACCATCGTCCGCAAGCACCTGCTCCCATACCACCGGCAGAAACTGGCGAACCTGACCAGCGGGGCGTGCGACCGCATCGTCAACGGCCTGCGCATAACCAAGAGAGTCAACGGCAAGGAACAGCGGGTGAAAGCCAGCCTGAGCCTACGCAGGCAGGTGCACACCACGTTGAACCAGATATGCAAGTCGGCCGTGTCGGACCGCATCCTGCCCACCAACCCGATGGGCGGCGTCCCGACCCCGAAGGACAAGGACATCAGTCTGGCGGACAGCCGCAAGAACGACGCCAACGAACGCACCGCATTCACCGTGGACGAGGCCAGGCGCATCCTGAAGGCCGCCAACGATCTGGGCGTGAGGGACGGCGCGAAGGAATGGTTCAGGCTGTGCACCGGCATGCGTCCGGGCGAAATACTCGGCGCATCCGTCCAAGACCTCGAACTGGGCCGGATGAACGGCGTGCCATACGGCGAATACACCGTCAACTGGAAGCTGGAGGAGCTGAAGAAAGAGCATGGGTGCGGCGATCCGGACAGGCGTGGCGTCTACCCGTGCGGGTTCAGGCGCGGCGCCTCGTGCCCCCGATGGCGGTGGCGCATCCCGGACGGCTTCGACATGATCGAACTGGAGGGCAGGTGGTGCCTCACCCCGCCGAAATCGAAGCGCGGCAGGAAGGTGCCGATCATCCCGGTGCTGGCCCAGACGCTAGAGGCGTATCTCGAAGCGACCGGTGACATGCCGAACCCGTATGGGTTGCTGTTCCGGCATGATGACGGGACGCCCATCGAACCGGAGGAAGACATCGGGAACTTCCGCCGGCTCCTGGAGAGCGCGGGCGTGCCCAATGCGGAGCATCGCAGCCGGCATGAGACGCGCCATACGGTCGTGACCATCCTCATGAGCATGGGCGTGGATTACGGGTTGGTGGAGGAGATCGTGGGGCATTCCAGCCGTCTGATGGTGGAGCATTACCGTCATGCCGGTTTGCAGGAGCGGTTGACGGCGATGGAGACGATGAACGCGGCGCTCGACCTGAAACAGTTGGAGCCCGCGGACAGACAGTCCTGAAACGCGGGAAAGCCGTTGCGGCCCCGCCATGCCTATAATGAAGACACGCGGTCAGGATTTGCGGAAAAGACATGAAGCACGTAGATTTACCAGATTATCCAAATGATGGAGAATCAAACAAGGAGGAGTCATGACGGCGACACTCGCAGCGCCCAAGGCGCACAGAATCGGCAAGCCGATCATGCTGACGGACGCTGAGGTCAAGAAGCGCCGCAATCGACTGGAGAAAAGCTACGGCACCAAGGAAGAGCTCGAACGACGTGGCGAGAGGTATCCGTTGACCGCCGACGAATTTTGGGCGTTGCAGGACCTCGAATGGCTGGAAGGCCGTTGACCACGCCTGATGTGGGCCAGCAGGCCACCGATTTCGCGCAGCGCATCGAGACGTTGTTGCAGAACGTTCTCGGTGGAAACGATGACGGCTACGTGGCCGAACCGGAGGGCATGTCGTTGAGGGCGGGCAGGACGGGCTATCGGATAACGCAGAGGGATGCCCGTGGCGTATCGCTCAACTCCGATGGGGAGAAGGTCGCCGGATTGTCCTTTCGATTCCATTGCTCCTGCCGTAACGAGAACTCGTGGCTTCAGATCGACAAGTCGGTGATAATGGTCACTGCCGAACCCGAGCACGTGCCATTGTTCCATTACGACTACAACAGGGGGAGAACGTCGGAGACGCCCGGTGCGCACGTCAACATATTCGGTTCCAACGATGCCGCGACTCGCATCATGCTCAGCTGCGGCAAGGGGTTGAGAAGCAAGAGCCGCCGAAGGAAGTACATCAACGACGGGGCTTTCCCCACGTTCTCGACGTTGCATTTCCCTGTTGGCGGTGACCGATTCCGTCCGGGGTTGGAGGATGTGCTTCAGATGACCGTCTACGAGTTCCATATAGACGCCACAGACGATTGGGAGAAGCATCTTAACCAGAGTCGCGCGGAGTATCGTGAACGCCAGCTCAAAGCGCTTGTCAGGGAGTATCCCGACCTCGCGTGGGATGCGCTTACCGAGAGCGGTGCCGATCTTGCCGAGCGGCCGGAAAGGCCGCATAGGAGCGATCGGCCCGGAGTTCTTGTCAGATACTAGATTCCACGTGCGGGCTGCGTAGCTTTCTGTTATGGGCACGGCTCACCGGCTCATGGGCAGTCCGAGGCATTGGCGCGCCCACCGTTCCACGGCCTTGTTCTCCTCGTCGTCGCCCAAGAGGAGCAGGAAGCCGGCGTTCTTGCCCAGCGACGCGGGTTCCAGCTTCTTGATGACGCCACGCCCCTGAAGCCAGACGAAGGCGTCGCTGACCTGCTTCCTCGCGTTGAGTTCGCGCCTGCGCATGATCTTGTCTGCGTCTTCGCTCATGGCCTGGTCCGGGGTGAGCAGAACCATGGCGTAGTCGTAGGCGAATGAGCGCCAGCCGAGCGCGTAGTAGCGGCATGGGACGTTGGCCTTGCGCAGCTTCTCCGGCGGCTGGTTGCGTTCGCGGTCCCAGTCGTATGTTTGCCCGGCCATGTATGTGAGCAGGAGGTCTGCGAGCGTGTAGATGCCGAGATTGTCTCCGCGCTGGTATGCGAGCCTTCCTTTTTTCGCGAGCTCGTGGACGGCTTGCACGTTCTGGTATCCCATTTCTTCCTGCATCTTTCCCTCCACGGCTTGCGGTATTATCGGCTGTGGAGAATCGTGTTGGGTTTTCCGTCTGCCCGCGTGGTTCTGACCAACCGCGCGGGCTTTTCTTTTATCTGAAGAATAATACTACAACAACATATAGCCATTTTTATACACCGCATATAACGGACGAAGCTAAAAAGCGGTAAGTCGATATAGTCATGACTATACATATACATGTAATACATGTTTTAACATTCTTTTACAAGGCGCAGTGCGCCGGAATGAATGTGTCAGGATTATCCAGACGTGAAGAAACATTCACACCCCGGCGCTCGCGGTATGCGGGTGGCCGGGGTCTCTTTTTCTCTGAATTCAGTGATCTTTCTCTGAAAACCACATCAAACAAGGCCAACTAATGTAAAATCGAGCCAACTAATGCAAAAACGAACGAACTAATGCAAAAACGAACGAACTAATGTAAAAACGAACGAACTAATGTAATATTAAAGGTTTTATTTCCTACGCCACTCGAACACTACTCGTTAGACTGGTATTGGACCATTCCTTTCACTTTTAGCTAACGATGCCATTCAAGCACCACGCATGAACACAAAAACACCCACTATACTTGACCGCATGAGCAACGATGAGCCAGACGAAGCCTACTTGGAAGGCTACAGGGAAGGCGCCGAACACGCATTGCAGGCCATCCATGACTACGCCGTAAACCGCGGCAACCGGTTCAGCATGCCGATAGACCCGCTGGAGATGCGCTACTGGGGTGATCCGATGAGGGACCATGTCATCGTGTTCAAGATGACCGGAGCGAGTCTTGTAGGACATGAGTGCAATGCCATTTTCGACGCGGAGAGGTCGGTGCGTTACAGGCTGACCAAGATGATGGGCCGATAAAGAAAGAACCCCTCCCCCAGCCATAGCTGAGAGAGGGGCAGTGTGTTCCATGCGATTTTTCGCACCCGAGTTTGAGTTTCGGGCGTGAGTTTGAGTTTCACTTCAACGATATTGATTATCCCGCTGATCGACGGTTGGTGAATCATGGGCGTTTCTCGAACAGGCCATCGTTGAGAATCTGTCTGTCGCGTCCGGTTCGACGCCCACCGTCACGGAATCAGAGGTACATGTGCTGTCGCGCGTAGGCTTCGACCTCGCGGTTTTCTTCTGGCGTGCCGATGGTGAGCAGCCAGACCGCGTTGTTGCGTTTCTGTGGGCTTCCTTTGCGCAGGCATTTGATGAGACCGTTCGCCTGAAGCTTCTTCGCGGCCTTGCTTATGCGCTGATAGGCAGCGTTCTCCAGTTTCGGTGCTCTTGGCTCGTTCCCGATGACCTCGATCTCGTCGATGCCGTCGGGGAGCGTCATGCCGAGGGCGCGTGCCATCTCCAGCCAGCCGTAGGCGTAGATGCGAGGCATTTTGCCCAAGCCTTGCGTCTTGTCATCCAAAGGCCAGTCGTAGGTGGCGGACGCCATCATGTACAGCAGTGCGAACTGGTCGGAGTCGAATGTGCGCTTGCCTTTGAATGTCTTGGTGATGCGGCCTTGCCTTGTCAGTTGCTCAACGAGCTTCGTATTGCGGTATCCCACGAAGTCCATCGCTTTCCCTCCACGCCTCGGGTTAGACTGGTGCGTGGAGAATCGTATCGGGTTTTCCGTTTGCCCTCCGAAGCTCTAGACCAGCTTCGGAGGGCTTTTTCTGTTGTTTCTTTAACTATACCACATGTTCTACTTATAAGCGATATGTCTACTTATTTTTATCGCCTCTGACATTATCGTTATAAGCGAAACTAAACATATATACATATATAACATTCTTTTACAATAGAGCCGGAACGGAAAATCATGCGATGCGCGACCGTTCCTCCAGCAGTCGCCGGTAGTCCTCCAACACCTGCGTGGTCACGTTCAGTTCGGCCGCCATATGCCATGTGTCACCGTCCCACATCCCCTCGGCCGTGGCGAACTCGACCGGGCTTATCAGCGTCGATGCCGTCTCGCGTCGGGCCCTGCGTTCGCATTTCGCGCCGAACCGCGTGCCGCAGCCGAGATCATGGTACTTCGCGTGCACAAGCTCATGGCATAGTGTGCAGAGCCTCTGCCGGTCGTTGAGCCAGTCGGCAAGCCATATCGTGTTCAGCTGGTCGCAGTACAGGCCGCAGGTGGTGCCCGGTATATCCGTCTCCAATATTCGCACATGCATGGCTTCGGCCTGACGTTCCAAAACGTCGATGGTGATTCGTGACATTGTTCCCTTCGATACTATTAGGCGGCGGCATCATGATTGAATGCCGCCGCCATATTCGTGACTGTCGTCAGTCTTCAGGTGTTTCGGCTTCGAGTCTCGCGTTCGGGTCGTCGTTCGCGGCCATGTCGAATTCGTCACGGTAGATGATCGGACTGTTCGCCCAGTCGGCGTCCGCGTTTTCCTTGAGACGGCGTGCGAGTTCCTGAAGCAGCTCGTCATCCGAAGCGTCATGCAATCTCGCGACGGTTTCTCCGTTAGCCATCTCGTCGGCTCTTATATATCCGAACTCAACCAGAGCCTCTACAGGGGACTTGTGGTAGGCGCGTGCAATAAGAATGACGTTCTCGGCGCTGAATCCAAGGGCATTGTTGTATTGCCTCCAAGCGGTCGTCTTGATGATTCCCGCTTTGAGGGCTACTTCGGCGATGGTGTCGCCCTGGACTGTTTCGTTGAACCATGTTTCTTTACTCATGGTTTCATTATGCAACCAAAGTAGTTGCAAGTCAACACGCCGAGCGAGTTGCGAAATATAGAAACCTGTTGCATGATGTGACCACAAGTTGCAAAAAGAAATTCGAGGTTGCGAAAGGAATCACGATGGCTGAATACAAAATGCAGTTCCGGGACGGCTTCCTGACCCGAACCAAACTAATGAGCGGACTCAAAACAGACGAAGCCTTCGCCGGAGCAATAGGAGTCAGCGAAAGCGTCCTAGCCAGAGCCAAAAAAACCAACGAATGCACACCACTCATGCTCATAGGACTCTACAAAGCATTCGGCTTCCAACCCGGCGAAATCGCCCAAATCAAACAAACCGCCTAACCACACCACACACGTCAAGGAATTAAGGGGCAATGCATGGCATCGCAATACAGCAGCCCATTCAACATCGGCTCACATGAAAGCATCGACTCGCATCTGGACATCATCGCAAACATGCTGGTCTCATGGGACAACCGATTGTGCGAGCTTGGAAGACGCTGGAAAAGCGCCGCCGCCATAGCGATGGGAACGGCGCTTGTGATTCAGCTGATTCGATCGTCAGTTCACGCTGATTCTCGTTGAGAATCGCGACGGCTTCAGCCAGATGCTTCACAGACCTCTTCAAATAGTTCATGTAGAAGCCTTGGCTGGAACTGCCGAGAGCCGAGTTGATGTCGAAAATCGCTTGGCTTATCTCCTGTCCGGCGTCTTTCAATATTTCACCTCCTTTCATGCCCGGATTGAACATCACAAGCATATGCGGAGCAATCAAAAATCCAAGGAGACCCCAAATGAACAACGAAATCCAGCCTTTCGAGTTCGAGGGCAACAAGGTCAGAGCGCTGGCCGATGGCGACGAGGTGATGTTCGTCGCATCCGACATCGCCAAGATTCTCGGATACCGCGACGCTGCGAACCTCGCCCGCAATCTCGATGACGACGAGAGGGGTATACACGAAGTGAGTACCCCCAGTGGAACGCAGAATATGACAGTTCTCACCGAGTCAGGTCTTTACCGTTCAATCCTCAACCGTGAAATCGCCTACGTGAAAGAACCGGAAGCGCAGGCGTTCGTCAAGCGCTTCCAGCGTTGGGTGACTCACGAGGTGCTGCCCCAGATTCGCAAGACCGGCGGCTACATTCCCACCACCGACGCGGATGATGACATGACCATCCTCGCGAAGGCCGTGATGATCGGCCAACGCACCATGGAGGCGCAGAAGCAGCGCATCGCCGAACAGCAGACGCGCATCGTGGAACTGGAGCCGAAAGCGCGGTTCGCGGACGCCGTAGCCGCGTCGGACGGCACCTGCCTGATCGGGGAACTGGCGAAGATGCTACGCCAGAACGGTTTGGACATCGGCCAGAACCGACTGTTCGAGATCCTGCGACAGGACGGTTATCTCGGCAGGACCGGCTCGAACCGCAACGTGCCGACACAACGTGCGATGGACTTGGGACTGTTCCGCATCAAAGAGACAGCGGTCACCCACTCGGACGGGCACGTGACCATCAACCGCACCGCGAAGGTAACCGGCAAAGGCCAGACATACTTCATCAACCGCTACTGCCCACACAACGAGCCGGAACCAAAGGACACATTATGACAAACAGGCAAATCATCATAGAAGAAGAAATCCTCAACAAGGAGGAAGCCGCAAGATTCCTCAACCTCGGAATCGACAAGTTCACCGAACTCTACGGGGTATGCGGTGACCGTCAAGGCGGCAAAACAATCACCTACAAGAAATCAGAGCTACTCACCCGATACGACGAACTCTGCCACCGATAAAGACAAGATCTCGCCCGCAAACCATCAAAGGAGCATCCAATGGACAGCAAGACCCACAACAAAGACCTGCGCAAGGCATGCGTGGAAGCCGTCTTCGACGAATTCGCCGAGCATGGCGACATGATTCGCCCGCAATACGAGGAACAGTGGGATGAAATCTACGCGAGCCGGCTCTTCGGCCACATCACCGGACCGATGAACATCGACGTGCCCGACCTCGTGGACGTCATCATCGACACGATCGTCAAGGAAGCGCATAAATGACCAGCCAACTACTCAACCCACCAGCACCGCTGACACTCCACGAGACCGGATGCCTGCTGCTCGCATCAAGCGGCTTCTACATTCGCATCAACGAGGACGGCAGCGCCAGCCTCGTGGACGGCATCCAAGACATCACCCTCGCGGACTTCACGCCAGCTGAAATCGAAGACATCGCCTACCAGCTCAACAACAAGGTGGGAAACACAAGATGAGCTGGATGGACGATGGAGGCTTCGCAATCAAGACATTCGCCAAAAACAGGGTGACGATGGCCCGAATGAGCTTCCGCACCTCGGACGGCAACTTCGACGTCATCCTGAGCAAGACCGACGTGCAACGCATCAGACGCGAATGCAATCGAATCCTCAAGGAATTCGACAGGATGAAGGAGACGAAATGAGACGAAAAGAGACAAATCGGAGACGGGTCTACCGTGCACGCCGTGTGAAGACCTCCATCGCGAGCATCGCCTTCGTGGTGTCGTGCACGCTGCTCTTCGTCGCGGAACGCCCGGCATCCGCGCCCGGCCTATGGATCGTCGCAGGCATCTACCTGCTGACCGGCCTTTGGCTGATCGTGCGGTTCGCCCCGCGCGACTAGGACTTCCGACAGCCGACAGTCCAACGAGACAAACCGATCAGGGGCGTTTCGCGGGCATCCACGTGCACCATGTCGGCGCATTGGCTGGGCGACGGTTCGCCCGTCCACGGATTCCAATCCTCTTCTCTCTCTATCAAGAAACGCGGGCACTCCGGTACCTGCAAACCCTTTCAAATCCGCCTGACGGCTGCAATCACCGTCGGCCGCGCCACCGGCCGTGAACGCGTTCAGGTCGCGTTCCAACAGTCAAAGGGGCGTTAGGAATCCAAGGACGGCATCGGTCCGACTCCAATGCCAGCCACTCAGCCCCATCCACTCGTCAGGGTGGGGCCCACAACTTGCAACAAGCAAAGGAAAAACAATGAGCGACAACCTCAACCACATCAACGCGCGCATCGGAGGTGAAGCATGAGCACGATACGCTACATCAGCCTGTTCAGCGGAATCGAAGCCGCCACCGTCGCATGGCACCAGCTCGGGTGGAAACCAATCGCATACGCGGAAATCGAACCATTCCCAAAAGCCGTGCTCAGACAACACAACCCGGAAGTACCAGATTTAGGAGACATGACCAAAGTTGACTGGAAACAATACCACCATGCGGCAGATGTCGTTGTGGGAGGAAGCCCCTGCCAGGCATTCAGCATCGCCGGACTCAGGAAGGCTCTGGACGATCCACGCGGCCAGCTCATGCTCGAATATCTCCGAGCTTGCGCAGAAATTGATCCGGAATGGATCATCTGGGAGAACGTGCCCGGAGTACTGTCGGCTGAACACGGACGGGCTTTCCAGTCGCTCCTTGAAGCCGTGGCCGAACTCTGGCCTGATGGGGGGTGCATGGCGAGTGCTGGACGCTCAGTTCTTCGGTGTGGCCCAACGACGCGAGCGTGTGTTCCTTGTCGTCAACACTAGAGACTGGCGACGTGCCGCCCCGGTTCTTTTTGAGCGCGAAAGCCTGTGCTGGGATCATCAGTCGAGCCGAGAGAAGAGGAAAAGCCTTGCCGGAGGAACTGCTGGCGGCGTTGGAAACGCAGATTCAGGCATTGGAAACTTGACCCACGGCGAGGACCAGTCTCGGAGAGTGTACTCGTCCGACGGAATCGCCCCGACATTGCAGGCTCGTGAGAACGACGGGTCGGCTGTCATGCTGGACTTCCCCCAGCAGGATGGAAGGTTCAAGGTCAGTGAGCATCCGGACCTGTCAAACACTCTCACCTCTCACATGGGAACCGGTGGGAACAATGTCCCACTTGTGAAAGCGTTCAAATGGAATCAAGGGGAACGCTCGCGCAGCCTGGCGATCGGCGATGTGAGCCCGACATTGAGCACTGCCCATAATCCAGCCATCTACGAGGTGGCAGGAAACATCATCGGTCGCGGATCAATGAACGGCGGGCACCAGCTTGGTGTTGCCGACCCGGACGAAAACGGCGCTTTCACATTGACTTCCACTGATAGACATGCGGTGGCTGAAATCGAGAGAGAGAGAGAAGTGATGTGCCGGGCGGACAGCCAGGCGAACGCCGCATTGGACTCCGACCTCGCGCCGACCTTGATGGCGCACTCCGCGAAGGACGCGCCGATCATATACCCATCATGACAAGCAACGGAGATGACGTGTTCCCCGCGCTGTGCGCCACGGACGGAAGCAAACGGTTCATCGACAACCAGTCCATCAACGGCGGGCGACTACTGATCGACAGGAGGCGAACATGAGTCTCGCATTCAAAATACGCGGAGGGAAAGCAAGGTGGGTAAGGGGTTTCTTGGACAGTCTGAGCTTTCCGCCACGCTCAGCACGCACAACGACCAGTTTCTACATACGGAGGATTCACATATGGACGGGTTAACCGTCAGAAGACTAACCCCATTGGAATGCGAACGGCTTCAAGGATTCCCTGATGGGTGGACTGACATTCCATGGCGCGGCAGGGAGCACGCGCCGGACGGGCCACGATACAAGGCGTTGGGGAATTCAATGGCCGTTCCGGTCATGAGATGGATCGGCGAAGGGATTCAACTCGTGGAGGACAACAAGGAACTTTTCAAGAAGGAAACCACACCATGAACGAAAACAAACCACAGGTGGCAACATGGGGGCTCTGCGTCGACACCGACCCCGACAACCCGGAATCCGACCCCGCACTCATCTGCACACTCGACATGCCGCTGGACGCACTCACAGGCGGCCTGATCGGCGTCCACCTGGCTGGCAACATGGGCGAGGCCACCACGCTCTCCGCCCGACTTGCATGCCAGGCCATCGACAAGGCGCTCAAACGTCGCATCGAACGCGGAGGCGACAACGACACTCCGGAAATGCTCACCGGCCTCCACATCGGCCCGATGGGCGACATTCGGGACGCCCGACCATGACCGACCTGCTCACGCCACCAAAGGCATGACGCCAAAACAAATTCTTCCCATGCGCCTAGTGCGATTGGCGTATGGGACTTCGGGTGGAACGGCACGACAGGAACCGTCCACCGGCATCGTACGGGCTTTCAAAACCTCCTTTCCCCATGCGAAGCCGGAAGACTGAGGGCACCGAACACGGTTCCGACCGGCGGGTTCGACTCCCGCACCACCCACGCAAACCATCAACAGATCGGAGAACACCAATTGACAAGACCGGAGCATCCAACCAATGAGTGAACGCGCGTCCCACACGAACTGGCGGCAGCCCATCACCGGCCACAAGTCCAACAGCGGCGGGCACGAAGGCCGGAAACAAGCCGAAAAGCCCACACTGACCGAACAAGGAATCGACGTTGACGAGTTCCTTCGCGACAACCGCGCCCGCATACAGCGGCTACGCGGAACCAGGACACGCAAACCCTTGGAGCACGATCGGAGAAGAGACGAAGTGTTCGACGCGTTCAAACGCCTCAGCCAAAGCCGGAAAGGAAACGTGAGCGCAAGCGACGTGGCGCGAACGCTGCGACTGCCGAACAGCACGGTGCTGTACCAGATGAAAAGCCTGCTCATGCTGGGAATGCTGGACAGGCACGGATACACATGGGCGTTGGCAACAAGGAAGGATACACGGTGACGGGCATGATGTCCTTTTCGGAATCCAAACTCGACGAACTCCGCAGGCTCCGCGACAACGGCGAACCGTTGGAACCGGGAGAACTGCGCGCGGTGAACAGGAAGGAGCTGTTCGACCGCAACCGCAAACCCGAGCCCACGGCAAGCGAACCCATGCCGGAACCCGAGCCCATGCCAGACGCTGCCATCGACGCCACATACCGGAAAGTCTACGAAACATGGATGGAACAGTCCAAGACAGGCCGTCCGACAGAACGCAGCATAGCGAAGGCGTTAGGGAAAAGCGGCTCCACCATCCACCATCACATCGCGAACATGGTACGTGACGGATACCTCCGCAGAGACGCGATACGCGGCCGGGAATACGTGCCGACCGGCAAGCCATTCGAGCCATCGGCCACGAAAAAAGCGAGACAATCACCGGACACGCTGTCCAGAATCCGCGGGGAAACAGTCAGGCTCCAAAACGAGGGCGTCGCATTCGACCCGGCCGAATACGCGCGGATCATCAGCGGACGTGTCGGCAAATCCGAGAAAACGGTACGCAACAATTTCGCCACGCTCCGCAAGGAGGGCGTACTGCCACCGGCCGAGAACCCGTTCTCCGGCCAACGGAAACCAAAACCAGAACCAGAACCAGCCGCCAACAAGGAGGAACCAATGAGCCAGGCAACCACCGCCACCACGGGGACAGCACCGGAAAAACAGTGCGGGAACCCACGCGCCACCATCGCGAACGCGCTGGTCGACATCTACGACTCCATCTCGGCATTGCAGCGTGCCGCATACCATGCCAACGACAAGGTGGCCTACATGTTCTCCGCCAAGCTGCTGAACAGCGAACTGATGGACCTGAAAGCCAACTACAGCAAGGACGCAAAATGAAGCTCAAATTCGATAGCGAGAGTGGCGTTTTCACCATCAAGCCAGAGTCCATGGCGGAAACCATCAAGCTCAGGACGTCCGCGTTGGATATCGCCAATCTGCTGGTCAGTTATTTCGACGCCGACATCATCAAAGCAGACATAAACAAGCCAAGCAATCAGCCGGGAGCCTGAAAATGAATCGTATCCCACTCAAGGACACGGCGAACTCATGGATCTGAAAGCCAGCTACAGCAAGGAAAACAAGTAATGGACAAGAAAACCCTCAACGAAATCACCGAAAAATACGACAACACCAGCCCGGACCAACTCCGCGCCGACCTCGCAGTGCTCACGGCCATCAACAAGCGCAGCGGCGAAATCCTCAAAATCATCAAAACCGCGTGGGAACACGACCACGATGGTGGAGACAAGGAAACCGTCAACGTCGCAGGCGTCGAAGCCGGAGAAATCAGCCTCGGCAAAGGCGGCAACGGCAAATACACGGTAACCGACGAACGAGCCTACGGCGCATTATTGCACGACAACGTTTTCCTGATTCCGGGCGGACAGCCGGCGGCCGAACAGGTCTGGATGCCAAGACGTGAAGCGATGGACGCGAAATACCTCGAAGACATGATCCGCGACCACGGCGGCGAACTGCCGGACGGCGTGGAATGGAAGCCGGGAAGGCCGGGTGTGGTCACGTTCCGCAGCACGCGCGGCTTCGTGGACAAACTGTTCAGCGCGGAACTCGCACCAACCGTCATGCGCCTACTGCTCACTGACGGATCGGGAAACAACACCGGGAAGGAAACCAAGGAATGAGCAACGAACTCACGCCAATCCAGCCGCAACAGCAGATCACATTGCAGGACCAGATGGCTTTCGCCAAAGCGGTATGCCAATCCGACATCATCCCCAGCGTGTATCGCGGCAAGCCCGCCAACATCCTCGTGGCGGTAGGCTACGGTGCTCCGCTCGGACTCACGCCAATGCAAAGCCTCCAGGACATCAGCGTCATCAACGGCAAGCCCACCGCTTCGGCCAGCTTTATCGCCAGCCATGTCCGTATGGCGGGCCACAAGCTCCGTATCAAGAAGGACGAGAAGGCGTTGAGCGTGACCGCCACCATCGTGCGGTCCGATGACCCAGATTATCCGATCAGCGTCACTCGCGACAAGGCGTGGGCACAGCAGATGGGCTTGCTCAACAAGGACAACTACAAGAAGCAGCCTTTGACGATGCTCACGTGGCGTGCGATTACCGCCGTGGCACGCGAAGCGTGCCCTGAAATCCTTTACGGCGTGCAATACTCGCCCGATGAACTCCACGACCTTGATGCCAACAGTGACGTGCAGGCGGAAGTCGTTGACGATGAACAGCAGCCGTCACGCCAGAAGCGTCGTGGGTATGGAAGCCGCGCGCGCCAGACTCCAGTCGAACAGGCCGCGCAGCAGCCGCAGGCGTGCACGCCCGCACAGGCGGAAGCCATCTTCGCCATGCTGCGTGATTGCGGTGTCGCGTCGAACGAGGAAGCCGAGCAAGTGCTGCGCCAGCTGACAGGCAAGCATGGGTTGACACCACGACTGGTCAGCCGACAGGATGCGGACAATCTGCTCGCAGACCCTGATTTCATGAGACGGAAAATCATGCAGGCATTGCAGGAAATCTGCAAACCACAGCAGGAACAGGCGGCAGTCGTTGACACGACCACCGCCGAACCGGAAAACACTGATAGCAAGGAGGCCGAGTGATGGCCGCCGTTGAAAACGACGATATCAATGTTCTGCTCGATCATCTGAGCATGGCGAGGGAGCTTGTGGACGACTACCAGCAGAAGCTCATTGACGCGGAACCGGAGGAATACGGCATCTACCGTGATGCGATTGGACGTCTTTGGATTCATGAGTTCACAAACCACCAGTGGGAGCTGATCGAAGCCAGGGAAAGATGCTGCCATCTGGACCTATGGGATTGGAAGTCCCTTGTCATGAAAAAGGGCAATGCGCCCATGTTCCCGATGAAGTTCATCACGCCGTTCATTGAGAAGAAGGAGGAAAACTGATGGCTGGTGAGACCGTTATCACGATCGTCGGCAACCTGACCGCCGATCCGGAATTGCGTACGACCCGCGATGGCGGTGCGGTGGCGAATTTCAGCATCGCGGCCACTCCGCGCGTCTATGACAGGCAGTCCGACCAGTGGGTTGACGGGGATGCGTTGTTCCTGCGCTGCACCGCGTGGCGTGACTTGGCCGCGCATTGCGCCAACAGTCTCGCGAAGGGCATGCGCGTGATTGCACAAGGCCGTTTGCAGCAGCGCTCCTATCAGGCGCAGGACGGCTCCAACCGCACGGTCATCGAATTGCAGGTGGACGAGATCGGCCCGTCCCTGCGTTATGCGACGGCTCAGGTGCGGAAGATGCAGTCAGGCGGATACCAGGGCGGCAACGCCAACGGCGGCGGCTATCAGCAGCCGCAGCAGCCGCAGCAGGCATGGCAGCAGTCGCAGACTCCGGCCGATGATCCGTGGAGCACGCCAGCCGAAGAGTCTGAGTTCTGATGCGCGAATGGATAGAGCCGCCGGACGTCGAACCGGTATGCCCGAAGCATGGGTGCGCGTTGTATCCGGCGCGCCCCATCCCATGCCCCGAATGTGAGATCGAAGCCGAAGAACAGGAGGCCGACCAATGAGCGGCAAGCAACGCAAGCAACGCAAGCAACGCAAGCGCAGTCGCAGGACAGCGAAGGACAATGGCACCCGCATGGAGAGCGCCGTGGAATCCTACTTGCAGTGGGCATTGGACGACCTGCGCATACAACGCCTCCGTTTGCACGGAAGCAAGGACATCGGGGACATCGGCAACGTGTTTTTCCACGGCCGGCCCGTGTGCATCGAAGTGAAATGGACGCAGACCATGAACGCGCCGCAGCATATGCGCGAGGCCATCCGAGAAGCCGGAAACATGGACTCGCCATACCCGTGGGTCGTCCAGAAAAAAGCGGACGTCGGCCTTACCTCGATCAACAAGCTGGGCCAACAGCACGCCTACACGACACCGGAAACATTGGATGCGATGCTCGCCCTATCGCCACCGTACATACAGGCGATCATCAAGCCCGAACCACTCGGAAGGAAGAAAAACATGCGACTGATCACCTTGCAGGAGTTCGCCATGATGCTGAACGACGGCCTCTCGCTTGGCCCAGATAGGGAGGACTGATATGGCTACCAACGTCACCCAGAAAGACAAGACGCTCAACGAGATCATCGACTGGTGCGAAACCCGCATGAGAAACATCAATGTGGAAAACCCGGCGACAGAAGCAGAGGATCTGGTACACCTCGGAGAATGGTCAGCGCTTGGAGATGTCGCCCGCCACTGCCGTTCCATGCTCGGCTATTCCGGTTCCATGCCGTCCGAGGTGCCGAACCAAAGCGAGGACGCGAAATGACAATTGCCGAACTGCATGATTACTGCCGTTACCTCTTCGACGAGAACCATGTGCATGGCGTGCCTGACAAGTGGAGCGAAGGCTACGAGTTCGCGCTCAGCCTTGTCATGTTCAAGTGCCATGAGGGATTAACAGACGAAGACCGCAAGGCTGTAGCCGAGTGGCGGGAAAAACATTGGAAGGACGCGGAATGAGCAAACAGTACAAGGCTTGCCCGATATTTTGGACACCGTCGAGTGATGGATGGAGGCGTCTGAAGAACCTCGACATCCTGCAAGATCGGCTGAGAGAGGGCTGGCGGGTTACGCGCGTGGACTGCCTCCCGACCGATACCAAGTCTGGCACCAGCGACACCACACTCATGTACATTCTTGAGAAAAGCGACGACGAACCAGAAACCATACACAGCTCAGAACAGTTGGATCATGAACGTCGCGAGGCATGGCAGAGGGGCTACACCGCCGGATGGAGAGACCGGGGCTGTGATTTTTCCATCACACACGAGCGGAAACCCATACAAGGGAGGGACCATTGAAGAAGAACCTCGAACGCATGATCCTCAAATGGCATGAGGACGGCATCACCTTGGACGAGATCGCCAGACTCGTCCCGCAAGTCCCGAAAGCCGAAATCGCAGCCATCATCCACCGGCACGACAAGGAGACCATCGATGAAACACAACCCGTTTGAAATCGTGTTCGGCATCGTGTTGACGGTCTGCCTATGCGCGGCGCCGATCATCATGTTCATCATCGGTTAAGGAGCCAATATGGACAATGTCAACCATCCAAAGCATTACGAGAACGGCCCTTTCGAGTGCGTCGAACTGACCCGCCTGTTGAGTTTCGACTGGGGCCAAGTCGTCCAATACTGCTTCAGATGGCAGCACAAGAACGGTGTGGAAGACCTCAAGAAGGCGCTCTGGTTCATCAATGACGCGCTCGACCATATCGTGCCGCCAATTGCTGCATGGAGCGGAGAGAATGCCTGCGCCTCCCAGGACAAGGCCGATAGGCTTCTCGAAATACTGGCGACTGAGAACTGGGCTGATCTCGGACGATTCTGGCTGGAACTCGAACACGGAACCGCATGGACGGTGCGTTTGGCGCTCACTGAAAAGATCAATGAAATCGAAAAGGAAGGCGAGTGATGGATGGATTAGACAAGGTCGAGAAACGTCTGATTGTCGCACTGGTGGTATACATCATCGCAATGCTCTTACTGGCGGGATTCAGCAGCTATGCGTCTTGGTATGTGGGCACGCATCACGATTACGGCATGAAGACGGTCAGGACCGGCGACGTGAACTGGGTCTGTCTGACCGACCGCGGCAAGACCATCGGCTGCGACACCGTGGAGGAATACCGGTGAACGGCATGGGCGTTGGGTACAAGCATCTTGACCAGCTGCGTGATCTCGCGCAGAACGAAGGGGATAAAAGTAGTCGAATTCGACCACTTTTGGACGGCGTGGGCACGTTGCATACAAGCATCTGGACCGGCTACATCATCTGGCCGAAAGGCGATACGAGACTGCATACATGCCGAGTGTACAAAACGCTCCAAGAGGCATCGGACGCGGCGCAGGAGCATGCCGACTCCCGACACAGGCCGTACGAGGTGCGCGTGACCTGCGATACTTCGCAGCGAATCATTAAGACCATCGAACCAAGGAAAAGCAAATGAGTGAAGAAATACGAGTGGGAACCGCCAACATCACATTCCATGTGACGGCGTTCTACCCGCCGATAGATATTGCGGAAACTCGTGTGGACGTGCCGATCTACACGACCACCGGCGAAACGATTGGAAACCACGAAAAAGGCAGCATCCCAGCCCACGTGCAGAAGGATTTCGACAAGAAAGTGGAGCACGCATTGCGAGTGTTCGCCGACACGCTCAAAGCATCCTTCAAGGAAGGAGAGCGAAATGTTGAGAAGCATTGATTTCAAAACCATGCCTTACCTGTTTACCGACAAGGCTGGCACTTGTCTGACCGTGGAGTTCGACAGCAGGGAACTGGATGGCATCTACAAGCAGGTGAAAGCCATGTACGATCAGGCGCACCCGTCTGATGACATGCCCATCGAACCGATGGAACCGGGCTGGTATGTGACCCGGGATGGTGAAGACGTGTTGAGCTATGACGGTGACGCATGGCATATCCACAATCTCGAATGTGGTGCGGAACCGTTCGCTGACGGTGATCTGGAAACGATGGACTGGAGTGTGGTCAAACGAACGTTCGATGCTGACTCATTTCCTTTAATTCCAGTCAATCCAAGGAAACCGAGTCCCAAAAAGCATCTGACCGCCGGCGACGCGACATATCCAAGCCGGGCATCGGACATGTGGCTTCTCAACATCGGCAGGGTGCTGGGAGTCGATGCCATGATGCGACTACTCCGCCAAACAGCAAAAGAAAAGGAGACAGACCAATGACCGAGCATGAGGAATACTGCGTGAGCATCCGCAAATCCTACAAAATGCCCGACCGCACGCTGTTCGGGTACACGGTGACGTTATGGAGGTGGAGCCGTTGCGACGGAACATGGTGGTATGCGGGCGCACGCGACTACCTGTTCGCGGACTACAACGGCAGCCGCAAGAAGACGTTACGGCAGGCGAGACGGGACGCTAGAAAACTCGCCGGAATCTTCGACTGCACCAACCATGACACCAACGAGGAAGGAATATGGCAATGAGCGACGTGCACGAATCATTGAACTGGTGGACGCTGCCCGTGAGCACGCTCGCCGGGCATAGGGCGATAGTCCAACTCGACGAGGGCACGATCATCGACGGGTATCTGGAATACGCGCCATCGAAGCTCCGCAAGGAACTACGAGGCGCGACGGAAGGAATCTGCGAATCATTGACGGTCGAAGGCGTATGCCAGCCGGTAATCATCAGCGTGAATGCCGGTGAGAAGCATCTGGCCAATGGCGTGAAAGCCGTGAACATACTCAAGGAGATGAGCGCATGAGCGACGCATTCCACGCAGACCACGAACCGACCGACTTGCAAGGGGATATGAAATGAGCGTGCTATACCACGGTGGGGTTCCAGACCTGAAACCCGACGACATCATCGAACCGGGGCACAGTCGAGACAATTACGACGATTGCCCCATCTGCCGTGCCAGACGCGAAAAAGGCGCGTCGGCCATCGAAGGCACCGGCCACCCGGAACAGGTGTACTGCACCAGATACCGTGACTACGCCGCGCTCTACGCGTCAATGTACGGCAAAGGCGACGTGTATCAGGTGCGCCCGGTCGGGGAACTCGAAGCCTCCATTGACGAGGATTTCGACGGCTGCTACCGGTGCGACCGACTGGTGGTTGTCAGGGTTGTCGAAAGACACGTCACCCTCACTGCGAAACGTCGCCGGAAGGTCATCCGGCTCATGCAGCGTTTGGAGGATGGCATATGCCTGAACCCGCTGCCACGAAACGCCACACCGGAAATGATCGAACGTTGGGCGGCACGAGAATACGCCGACATGCGGCACATCATGCGCGAAGCCGAAAGGAGCATCAAATGAGCATAAGAGTGAGAACAACCTACTTGGCGATATGCGACTATCCAGGCTGTTGCCTGGGGCAGGAATTCTGGGAATTAACCGAGGAACACGCAATCGACACCGTTATCGACGATGAAGAATGGCTGTGCCTGTTCACCGGTGATGCTGAGCCGAGATTCTTCTGCCCCTTGCACTTGCGATACAGGTCAGACTCGCCGGATGGCTCGCCGACGGTTCTTTTCGATTCAGACAGTCCAGCAACACAACCAACCTTGCACGCTCTAAACAAGTACTACGAGGATATGGGCACACCGCAACCACTGCCGAAACTGGAATGCGAGGACACGATAATCGCCATTCTGCAAGACGAAAACTGGGAGGAACACCATGGTGACGAACGTGAGTGAAAAAGACAAAGCATTGCAAGAAGTCATCGACTGGTGTGAACGGATTGAGACCGAAGGTCTGCGGCTTGCAAACGCTCTTCTGTCACGACATGAGATGGATGCATACGGTGTCGTGATGGGACAGGCCAACGCATACGGAAGGACAGCTGACCACTGTCGTTCCATGCTCAGCTACAACGGCTCCATGCCGTCCGATGTGCCCAATCAAAGCGAGGACGCGAAAAAATGAAATGGAAACCGGATTGGTCGGACATCGCCGAAAACCTGCTGATCAGACTGATGGCGGTGGCCGCGGCCGCAATATTCACTATCCTCTGCGTTGGCATAGGGAAAGACATGACAACCGCCAGAACCATCATCCTGCGCGACGGAAATCAATCATACGCCTGCACGATCAGCGACATAAGCCAGACCCCATCCGACTGCAAGCCAATCGAGGACGCGGAGGAATAGTCATGTGGCTCAAACGCAAACACAACGAATACGGGTGTCCAATGTGCGGCAGACTACCCGTCCTCGCGGAAGGAAAGACGGAGAAATACTACGAAACCCTCAAAGCCGTGAAAACAACAACCATATACCGGCTTCAATGCCCCAGAAAACACCTCTCTACAAACTGGTACAGCGACCCTATGGATGCAAGCATCCAATGGAAACACGTCGTGAACGAATACAAGAGGAAGGATGTGAAATGATCGGTGTGTTAGATCTTCTCCCGCATGACATGGGTCTGCGCGTGGAACTCGATACGAACGAAACATACTACCTGAAAAGCGGATGGACAGAACGCTGGGACGGTATCTACGGGCTTGCCTGCGGATACGAGTCTAGCGGATGCGAGTATTACGCAGGAGGCGTTACGTGGTTTGAAGATCCGGGTCGCATCGCGATCATGGAGAGCCACGTGAAGCTAGCGGTCCCATTTGGCGAACATGAAACCGAAACCACCAAGCCAAGCGAGGACGCGAAATGAGCGCAGCGGAAACCGATGAAAAAACACTGCCTATGACTGATAGGCACTATGCAGTCAGTATCAGGCGCATCTACGACGCGCATACCGACATGCTCAAGGGGTACAAGCTGATCCTCTGGGAAATACAGGAAAAAGCCCGGATAGCTGTAGCGGTACGCGACTATCCGACCGGAATGCTCGAACCGATACCGCAACAAACGTTGGATGATGCCGACACACTCGAACGCATATTCCAATGCAAGAACTACAGGAACGACGAAACGGAGATGTGGGAATGAGCAGGGCTGAAACCACCGCCATGCTGTCCGAGCTGGTTGAGAAGCGTCTGAAGAATCAGACCGCTTTTTGGGCGAGTGAGGTCAACTTCGACCGGAACACGCCTGACGAGCGGCGAGTGGATTACGTGGGCTTCACCCCGTGGAACATCAACGGCGAACCAGTGCCGGCAAGCGTGGAGAAAGGCTGCTTCGAGTTCTACGAGGTCAAGTCATGCATGGCTGACTTCACAAGCGGCAACGGCCTGACGTTCTACGGCGACCAGAACTATCTGGTCTGCACGAAGGAACTGTGCGCCGATCTGGTCATGGGCAAGATGGTGCCCGAGCGCGTGAACGCGATCCTGACCCCCGATTCGACCGGCTCGAAACTGATTCTCGGCCACGTGCAGTCCTACAACGACATGTCATACAGGCGACGTCCCGCAAGCGAAATCCTGTGGGCAATGGTCAAAGCGAACGGAAAGAGAACGAATTGAGCATCGCGGACGATGAAGCCGAGAAGGCGTATCCGACCCGCTACTGGAATGGAACGCATGTCAAGGAACAGTTTTACTGCGACACGGACGATCTACAGGAAGCTTACCTGCGCGGCCGCAGTGCACCACACACGAATGCCGAAATCGAAGCAGTGGCGAAACGGCTCTGCTGGGACAGCTGCGAATGGGATGGCGTCGATAGCTATGCGGCGAAAGACGAGGATGACGCATGGAATTATGCCGGTGAGATTCCCGGCTTCCGTGAGGGATATATCAGACAGGCCAAGGAAATGCTCGAAATCGCGCGGAAGGCGGTAAGCGAATGAGTCGCGATGACAAGGCCGAAACACTCGCCGTCGCCGCCGCCGTACTGTTCTTCGTACTGTTCTTCGCCCTCGTCGCCTATTTCGGCTGGGCGGAAGCAACGGCGGACACCATCATCCTTCGCGACGGCAGCCAATCATACGCTTGCCAGACCAGCAGGATCTCACCAGCGCCACACAACTGCAAACCGGTCAAGGAGAAACGATCATGAGCCCCGGATACGTCGAATGCGCCCACTGCGGCGAACGGGTCGGCACCTACTACGTCACATGCCCGTACTGCGGATACAAGCTGGCCGTGCGCAGTCCGACAGGCATGGACCCGCTGTATGGCATGACCGACGACGAATTCTACCGAGAGCTCGGGAGCATGTGATGATCGAACAAGGAAGGAAACGAGACTAAAAATGAGCGATTTCACTGGTGCCGGTGGCGCAGCTTACATGTCGAACCGCATGGACTGGGAGACGCCAACCGACCTGTTCTCCAAGCTGGATGACGAATTTCACTTCACTTTGGACGCGGCCGCCAGCGCGACGAACCACAAGTGCCAGAAATACTATACAGCCGAAGACAGCGCATTCGATCATGCATG